CTGACACCGCCAGTATATTAGCTCTATGACAAAACCAATACCCGCTCAGGATTATTTGGCAGCTCGTTTAGAGTACGACCCTGATACTGGTGTTCTTGTGTGGAAAGCAAGGACGCCAGATATGTTTTCTGCTGGTCGTAGGTCGGCGGAGTGGTCGTGTAATAATTGGAACGCAAAACATGCCGGTAAAGACGCGTTTACCGCTACATCTAGTATTGGGTATAGGATTGGGCTGATAGACGGGGTGCCGTATGTTGCTTCGCGGGTAATCTGGAAACTTGTTTATGGGCATGACCCTATCGAGATAGACCACATAAACAGAGTAAAAGTAGATAATAGATTGTGTAATTTGCGTGATGTTGGGCGCTCGATAAACTGTCGCAATAGAGGATTGCTGCGTAATAATACATCTGGAGTATCCGGTGTGTATTTCGAGCGCGGCAGCAGGCTTTGGGTCGTAGAGGTGGCGGGAGTGCGATATGGACGGCGTAAGGATAAGGCTGAAGCTATTAAGCTACGGGGGACTATTTTGTGAGTATAACTATAGATTATACCCCACCGCCAACTGGGAAGCGGTTCATGGCCTCGGACGCACGTATGCGCGTCCTTATGGGGCCGGTTGGTTCTGGCAAGTCCGTGACCTGCTCATTCGAGGTGGTGCGCCGGGCAACGATGCAGGCTCCCGATCAGAACGGGCGTAGGCGCTCCCGCGCAGCCATCGTACGCGAGACGGCAAGGCAGCTTCAGGATACCACCATCAAGACCTTCCTTGATTGGTTCCCACCCGGGCAGTGCGGGGAGTTCATGCGTACCACCAAGACGTACTTCTTCAAGGTGGGCGATGTTGAGTGCGAGATCATGTTCCGGGCGTTGGATGACGCTGATGATGTGGCCAACCTGAACTCGTTGGAACTTACCTTCGCGTGGTTCAATGAGTGCCGGGACATCCACCCGGATATTGTAGATGCCATGTCTAAGCGCATTGGGCGCTTTCCGTCCAAGAAGGATGGGGGTCCAACGTGGCACGGGATGTGGGGTGATACCAACCCGCCAGTGATGGATTCGTGGTGGTACTACCAGATGGAGAAGATAGACCCGGCAGATGGGGTCTCACTTAACGAGAATGGGTGGTCGGTGTTCAAACAGCCGAGCGGGCGTAGCCCCAAGGCTGAGAATGTGGAGAACCTGCCTGAAGGGTATTATGATACCCAGGGCAGGTCAGAGGAGTATGTCCGGGTTTACATTGACGGGGAGTACGGGCTGTCCTCGGCTGGGACGCCTATCTACAAGTACTTCAGAACAGACTACCACATGGGCAGGTCGCCGCTGCGGCACATCACCAACGGGGTGCGGCCTATCGTGGTGGGGATGGACCTAGGACTCACGCCTGCGGCTGTCATCGGGCAGCAGGACCCAAGGGGGCGGGCACTCATCTTGGATGAGGCGGTCAGCTTCGATATGGGGGTGCAGCGGTTCGTACGGACGGTACTCAAGCCGCTGCTGTTCGAGCGGTTCCCGGGGGCACCGGTCATCGTGGTGACCGACCCATCAGGGGTGCAGAGGGCACAGACCGACGAGCGCAGCGCGGTGGACATCATCAAGGCTGAGGGGATGCGGGTCATGCCCGCCCGGACGAACAACATCTCGGCCCGGGTCAACGCGGTGGACGACTTCCTCATGCGGCAGGTGGACGGGGACCCGGCGTTCTTGGTTGACCCCAGGTGCACCCAGCTTAAAGCGGCCATGATGGGGGGCTACCGGTACAAACCCAAGGGTAACGGTGAGATCGAGAAGAACAAGCACAGCCACGTGGCCGAGGCCCTTCAGTACCTGATGCTTCACATCGCCAACGTAAATGAGGGGTCAACGGCCCACCTCCGGCGGGAGATAAAAGGTATTGCGTCTGTCGGTTGGACTTGATACTATATCTTGTGTCTCCGGTTTTCCGGGGGTGCGTTCTCCTCGTTTGTCCATTCCTCCCCGACTTGCCCCCTTCCGCTGCTGCCTCAGTGGGAGGGGGTTTTTGTTATCTCTTGCAAAGTGCGGTGAAGCTCGCTAGGTTTACCCAAACTGAGCCGTAGAGGGATTTATTATGGCCACCGTCTCCCCGGTCCTTAGCCGCACCGCTGAAGGTATTCCCTATCTCCTGTGGGAGAATGTCGCTACGGGTGATACCATTACTGCTTATGCTGTGCATGGTCGGCTTGCTACTAACGCATCGGTGCAGTTCGCTGGTACCTTTGGTGGTGCGACTGTGAAGTTGCAGACATCGAATGACGGTACGACTTATGCTGATATCAAGGATGTGCACGGTACCACCGTGAGTGCCACAGCAGCCGGGCAGTTTGAGTTTAGCCGCTCTGCGGTTTACTTACGCCCTGCGATTAGCGGCGGCACATCCGATGCTGTTGATATCTATCTTGTCCTTCGCGGCCCTGCGAGCAGCGTGTAATCCATGCCAGGGCTCTCCATACTTCGCGTTGTCAGCAATACTGAGATTGATCGCGTTGAGCGTGAGCGCATGGATGCTGAGGTTCAGGCTAGGCAGAACAGCGATCTGATTATTGGCCTAGCGGCGTTTATCAAGGAATGCTGGGACGCGGCGCGTATCGCCAAAGAGCCCATCAATAACTCCATGCTTAAAGCCTTGCGGCAGCGCAACGGCGAGTATGAAGCAGATAAGCTCCAAGCCATTCGCAATCAGGGCGGCTCTGAAGTTTATATGATGCTGACTGAGGTGAAGTGTCGTGCGGCTGAGAGCTGGCTGCGTGATATCCTCATGGATACAGGTACTCCTCCGTGGGATATTCAACCTACGCCTATTCCTGATCTGTCCCCTGAACGTGATGTTGAGATTCAAGAAGCCTTTGCCGAGCAGGTAATGGCTATGATCCAACAGTCGGGTCAGGCTCCTAACAAGGAGCAGATGATTGGGCTACGCGAGATGGTGGCCCAACAGCTTCGATTCCGTATGCTTCAGGAAGCGCAGAATCGTATTGATAAGATGAAAATTCGCATTGACGATCAGTTTGCTCAAGGCGGCTGGGCCGATGCGTTCAATGAGTTTCTAACCGATCTGGTGACCTTCCCGTGTGCCTTCATAAAGGGGCCGATTGTACGCCGTCAGCGGCATCTGGGTTGGATCAAGGGTCCTGATGGGCGCACCATAGTCGAGGCTAGTGAGCGACTGGCGCCTGAGTTTGAGCGGGTTGATCCGTTCAATATCTATCCTGAGCCGGGCATTACACGGCTCAATGATGGGTATATCTTTGAGCATCATCGCCTCAGCCGCACCGCTCTGGCTGATCTCATTGGGGTGCCGGGGTATGATGACGGCGCTATCCGCAAGGTGTTGGAGGAAGGCCCGGGTCAGTCCTGGGTGTCTGATACCATTGAGATGCAGCGTGAGGAGGAGGAGCGTAAATACTACACCGAGATGCGCCCAACTGACCTGTTTGATGCCCTTGAGTTCTGGGGCAAGGTCAGCGGCAAGATGCTCCGTGAGTGGGGCATGGACGCTGTTGAGGTGCCGGATGAGGCCCGTGAGTATGACGCAAATGTTTGGCTGGTAGGTAACTACGTAGTCAAGGCTGTGCTGAACTATGATCCGCTGGGTGAGAAGCCCTATGCTAAGACTTCTTTTATCAAGACTCCGGGCGCATTTTGGGGTCGCGGAATCCCTGAGATTATCGAGGATTTACAGAATATCTGTAATGCGTCAGCGCGGGCTCTCGTTAATAATATGGCCGTGGCATCTGGCCCGCAGGTTGAGGTTAATCTTGACCGCATCCCGCCCAACGAAGACATCACTCAGATGTACCCGTGGAAGATTTGGCAGACGCTGAATGATCCCCTGGGTTCTTCGGCTCCAGCGGTACGGTTCAATCAGCCTAACGACAATGCCAACACCCTGATGGCTGTGTATGAGCGGTTTAGTCGCTTGGCTGATGATCATTCGGGTATCCCAGCTTATATCTACGGGGATGTGGATGTACGCGGCGCTGGGCGCACTGCCTCCGGTTTGTCTATGCTGATGGGTTCTGCCGGTAAGGGTATCCGTCAGGTGGTCATGCACATTGATAATGACGTTACAAAACAAGTAGTTAAACGTCAGTTTGTCTATAATATGCGCTATGATCCTGACGAGACCATCAAGGGTGATGCGGAGATCATACCCCGTGGTGCTGTCAATCTGGCTGTACGCGAGACTGTCAACGCTCGGCGCGTGGAGTTCCTCAACGCGACAGCTAATCCCGTGGACCTTGAGATCATTGGGGTTGATGGTCGAGCCGCGATCCTGCGGGAGATTGCCAAAGGGCTTCAGATGCCGGTGGATGATATTGTCCCATCGCGTGAGACCCTTGATTTTGAGACCCGTGCGAAGGCGCAGGCTCAGATTGCTGCACCGCAGCAACAGCAACAACCGCAAGCCCCTCAGGGTGGCGGCGGTCAGCCCCAGATGAATCTGGTGGCTAATAGGAATACTGGGGTGGCTGTATGACCCGTCCTCCCCAGGACATTATTCTGGCGCTTGCTAGGATGAGCAACACCATAGCCCCTTGGCTGCAAGAGTGGCGGCAGAAGGAGATGGACCAGTTATTGTTCACATCTCCTGCTAATGTCGGTATCGCGCAGGGGAGGTGTCAGGTGTTGACAGAGCTATGCAAGTTAGTACAGGATTCACCCGATATGGCGGCACAACCTCGGAAGGGGTAGCGGCCATTTAACCACGCACACCGATGAGGAGCGTTCTGTGACCATTCCTGAGCAGGTTAGACGGCAATCTGAGGCTATTGCAAAGATGTATGCTGAAGGTAACACCAACGAGGCTCCCGCTCCTGCGGATGAGACTACGGGTGCGACCGGCGTACAGGCTGGGCAAGCCGACAGTGAAGCTAATACTGCACCCGAGTCGGCGCCTAACGAGCAAAGGCGATCCGACACCAGTAGCGACGACAGCACTGCTGAACAGCGTTATCGCACCCTTCAGGGTATGTATAATGCTGATACTGCCCGCTTTAGGACAGAAAATCAGCAGCTTAGTAATAGGGTTGCACAACTAGAGCAGTTACTATCTACGTTATCCGCACCGGCTCCGACCACTTATGCTCAGGCTGAGCGGTTGGTGACTGATAAGGATGTCGAGGATTATGGCGACTCCATCGAAGTCATGCGTCGTGTGACTCGTGAGGAGGTTTCGGCGGCTAACCGCCGGGTTGCCGAGTTGGAGCAAGTGGTTCGCCAGTTGCAGACCAATGTAGTTCCTCGTGTTGAGCAGGTCGCTCAACGTCAGGCTGTAACGGCTGAGCAGGCTTTTTGGAGCGAATTAGCTACGGTGGTCCCTGAATGGCGTGATATTAACGCCAGCCAAGACTTCCATAGTTGGCTGCTTGAGGTTGATCCTCTGACCGGGCTTACCCGGCAGACCTACCTTGATGATGCTCAGCGTAACCTCGATGTGCGCCGTGTTGCTGCTTTCTTCACTGCCTGGGAAGGTTCAAATGGTCGATCTGTTGCTCAACCAAATCGGGGCGTAGTGGATTCCCAACTCGATAAGCAGGTAGCTCCGGGGCGTAGTCGCGGGGGCAGTGTCCCCTCTACACAAGCATCGAAGACCTATTCCCATAAGGATATCGCCAAGTTCTTTGATGATGTTCGTAAGGGT